CGCTGTCGCGCATCCGATCCATGTCAAGCGGTGCTGGCGGTATGCGCGTGCGCTGCGCTGTCGATTGGTTGCTGCGTCCGGGCCAGCGCGCATTTGCGGAAGGCGTGCCGATGATTGCCGACTACATCAACTACTATGCCCCGACTGGTGGCGACAGTTACATGGACGTTGGGGAGCGTGCCTGATGGGCAAGGCCACGATTGTCAGCGGCGGCACTGACGGGCTGTACACGGTCAAGCTGGACTATGGCAAGGCACAGAAGGACGCAGCCATTGCGCGCATCAATGCGAGGCTGGTGAAGCTCGTGACAGAGATGTCAGACGCCACCACCAAGCTGAGCACACAGCAATCAAACGAGGACGCGCAGAAGGTCAAGGTCGATCAGGCCATCTCGTTTTTTGTGACGGTATCCAAGACGATCCCCCGCAATGAAGCGAACGTCGCCAAGGCTCTGCAGGATCACGGTAAGGAAGCCGCGAAGCTGGTTGAAGAGAAAGGCAAGACAGGTCCGCTACGGCTGGCATTGCAGATTCTCAAGGACGAGGATGCTGGACTGCGCAAGGAGTTGGCACGGTGGCAGGCGACCGCAGTTGAAGAGGTGCGGCAGGCATGGTGCGCAGACCTAACCGAAGACGCCACCGGGTCAGTGGCGACCATCGACATCCCAGGCGAGTCATCGCAGATTCTGATTGCCCCGAGCGCACCGGCTCCTACTGCTACTGATGGCCAGCTTGTGGCGCGCGAGGTTCAAACGCCTGCTCAGGTGTTCTGGAATGCCGCAGTGCTGCCTGGTTGGCAAAAGCACATGCCGACATTTCGCGTGGGCGTCATCACGTCAATGAATCCTGACGAGACGGCAAACGTGACGCTGGATGAAGCAAAGTCGAGCGCGCAGAATCTGGGAATCAACAAGGTCACGGAGCTTGATGCTGTACCCATCGAGTACATGGAATGCAACGCTACCGTGTTTGAGGTTGGCGACCATGTGGTGGTTCAGTTCGATGATCGAGACTGGTCGAAGCCCAAGATCGTTGGGTTTGCATCCAACCCGAAGGCATGCGGTGGTGGCTTTATCTTCAGGCCAACGAACGACGTGACGACCATCCATTCGGGGGCAAATCACCGCTATTGGGGCAAGCCATTCACCCCTGAAAATGATCCACTTGGAACGCCGTTCGGGAGTTCTCCATTCGTTGCGCTCCAGCCAAAGATGATAGCTGGCGTACCAAGCGCACCGATCAAGCGTGTGCGAGGAATTGATGGTGAGAAGTACGGTCAGATTGATTGGCAGGGGCAGAACCCGGCGCGCGACGTGCTCTCATGGTCGGCTCAGTCATGGGACACGCTCACCTTTGGGGAATCTGGCGCACCTGTCTACCGTTGGAACCAATGGGAGGGCAACAACGTCAACGACTACGAGAAAAGCCGCCTGATGGTTCAGCGCATGCGGAACATGGGGGATGGGAATGCGGTGTACAGCAAGCTGCGCGCCATCAAGGTATTCGATTCTGGTTTGGTTGATGGTGCGTGCTACTCGACAATCGGTGGCACGCGTGCGCTGGTTGCTGTGCTGCGCGACACAACCCAGGACGGAACAGTGTTCACCTTCGTAAAGTCTGGTTCTCCGGACGTGACGCTTGGCGCCTACACAGCTCCCGTCAACACCGTGAACCTGCATGGCTGGTACTTCAACCGATCCGGCACACGCGCGCGCTGCACGTTCGCCAGCAAATCAGATTGGTATTCTGTCGAGGCTGAACTGACAGGTGCCGGCGTGACATTCGCTGAAATTGGCGGGTCACGCAGCACATCAAACTCGGATGATTGGTTATACAAGACCGATCTTGAATGGTCGCCCCCAATCGCAGCGGGAGCAAACAACTCCACCAGAAGCATGACGCTAAGCGGGAGCATGTCAGATAGGTCGCCTGCACTGGTTGCTGACTATCAGGGCGACATGGGCGTGATCGCATACTTGCGCAAGTCCGTGTATGCGCCCCCCACTCACTCAGCCAGCTACGTGTCATCAGGCCCGCTTGATGGTGGCGCAAGTTCAGAGACATTCAGCCAGTCATCAAGCAATGCTGGCGTAAAGCTGGACTTGATCATCCAGACAGATGGCGGCGCCGAGGCAGTTGTTCCGGTTTGGATGGATACCGAGTACGCGGACAGCATGAATGTCACGCAAACACTGAATGTGACGCCTGTAGGAAACGGGTATCAGTCCGTGATGACGGAGAACATGACGACCACAAGAGACGCCACCTATCGCGCCGTCAAGGGATCGCTTATTGACATCGACGTCAGATCAGTGGCCGCGTCCATATACGCTCTGATGGTCATCTACTTACTATCGATCAGTCACGACGAATGACGGGTACATGACGCCTGACCCAGAGGTGTACCAGGCGAACTGGACCGTGCCAAAGAACAAGGCGGAAGTACACACACAAGGTGCTGACGTATCGGCGCAGACCGTGCTTTACACATGGTCAGAGGGTGAGGCTCGATCCATCGACTACAGCGGAAATGCTGACGGCACATCCGGGGCGCCATCTTGGTTTTCCGAGTCGCCCATCACGCTCAACGCAATCTCAGGAGCGGGTGAAAAGTGCTTGGGCCTGTCTGGTTGGTTGAGCCTTGTACACAGCAACGCAAGCTCTCAGGTATTCGGTTCGGTGCGTACATATTACGGGCAGGCTGTCTCTACTACGCTCGTCGCGGTTGGCGGCTTCTACATCTCTATCGGTGAAGACCCGGCATCTCGTCCGCGAGGCTGCATTTCGCACATCCTTGGAGCCAATGGCACGACCGACGCGACTTCCTTGGCGCTGATCCAAGGACAGCCGCTTCCGTGGCTTGCAAAGCTCGGCATTTACTGACACTGCGCCGCATTTCGAGACTCTGCACGCACGGGTTGCCATGCTGCTTGCATGGCATTTACCGCTCAGGATTTGGCGTCGATTGATTCCGCTATTGCAAGCGGGGAGCTGACCGTGCGCACGGGCGACGGCAAGCTCGTCACGCTGCGGTCAATGTATGAGCTGTTGCAGGCCCGCGCGGCGATTGCCTCAGACCTTGCAAAGGCTGCGTCGCCAAGTGGCAGCAGCCTGTACCCCCGCCACCAGTTGGCCGATTTTTCAGACTGAGGCGACATGGCCGAAAAGACCTCTCGCTTCAATGTCGTTGACCGTGTGGTGTCGTGGGTGTCGCCGGGTGCTGGCGTCAAACGCGCACAGGCTCGAGCCATCCTGAACTACTACGAAGCCGCCAAGCCTGACCGCTTGCGCAAGGGGCGTCGTGCTACCGGCAGCGGGAACGATGAGGTGTTGAAGGCCGGCGCATCGCTGCGCCAGATCGCCCGCCACCTCGAAGAGAACTATGACCTTGCGCTGGGTGTGCTGAACACCTTGGTCGCAAACGTGGTTGGCCCCAATGGCATCGGCGTGGAGCCCCAGCCGCGCAAGGCTGACGGCACGATTGATGACGATCTGGCCCGTGTGATTCTGGACCTGTGGAAGGACTGGAGCCGCGCGCCTGAAGTCACGAAGCAGCACGACTGGCCAAGCACTCAGCGTTTGTTAGCTCGTTCGTGGCTGCGCGATGGCGAGGTGTTCAGCCAGATGATTTCTGGCATGTCGCCTCAGTTGAACCACGGCACGACCGTTCCGTTCAGCATCGAGATGCTGGAAGCGGACTATGTGCCGATGGAGATGTCTGCCAGCGCACCGAGCCTGATCACGCAGGGAATCGAGCTGAACGCGTGGGGCGCACCTACCGGATACCACGTACACAAGACGCCACCGCTTGAGAGTGGTTCGCTGATCGCTGGTCGCAACACCAAGCGCATCCCGGCTGACCGGATGCTGCACATCAAGAACGTGCATCGCATCCGCCAGTTGCGGGGGGTGTCGGTGTTTGCGTCTGTGCTGACCCGCTTTGATGACCTCAAGGACTACGAAGAGTCAGAGCGCATCGCGGCCAAGATCGCGGCGAGCATGGCGGCTTACATCAAGAAGGGCGCCCCTGAGCTGTATGACCCATCTGGAACAGATGAGGGGCAGCGGCTGATGAAGTTCCGGCCTGGCATGGTCTTTGATGACCTGCGACCAGGTGAGGACATCGGCATGATCGACACGAACAGGCCGAACCCGAATCTTGAGACGTATCGCGGCGGTCAGTTGAAGGCCATCGCAGCAGGCGCAGGCCCGACATATTCGAGCATCGCCCGCAGCTACGACGGCACGTACAGCGCGCAGCGGCAAGAGCTTGTCGAGGGTTACGCGATTTATGCGACCCTGGCCAACGAATTCATTGGCCGCATCGTGCGCCCGATCTATGAGCGGTTCATTGCCACGGCCATTGCCAGCGGGAAGCTGGCCATTCCGCAGGGTGTGAAGCTGGACACGCTGGACGATGCAACCTACATGCCTCCAGCCATGCCGTGGATCGACCCCAAGAAAGAGGCCGAAGCATGGGGCATGCTGGAAGACCGCGCCTATGCGTCTGGTCCTGAGATCATCCGCAAGCGTGGCGGTAACCCAATTGATGTTCTGGAGCAGCAAGCCCGCTGGCGGCGTGAGAAGGAAGCCAACGGCATCCCTCACAACGCATCTACGCCAGAGCCTGCCGACACGACAGCCGAGGATGACGCCGCGCAGGCGCAGGCCCGACTGATTGACGCGCAAGTGACCGCGCTACAGCGTGAGCCCAAAGACACATCGGAGATCGAGCGTCAACGCCTCGCCCTGACTGAGCGCATCGTGAGCACATTGGCCGGGGCTGATGATGCGCAACAGTGACCTCGACCTGATCGCGCTACTGACCAAGGGCCTGCACGATCTGCGTGCGCGGTTCGACCGGTTGGCGCGTGAGCCTGGCCCTGAAGGCTTGGCCGGTGTCGATGGAAAAGATGGGCGCGACGGGCGTGATGGTGTTGACGGCAAGGATGGCCGCGACGGCATCGACGGTGCGCCTGGGGTCAATGGGC